CAGTAATGTATGGAGCTGACTGATACTAATCGGTCGAGGGCATGACCAAGCAAGGTGATAGGTAGGATGAAAGAAATATTTCTTGTATGCAGTTTTGAAGGTATATATAAAAGGTAAAAAGCAATCAACATATGTTGGTTGCTTTTTTTACAGAAAAAATGTCAGTGAGAGAATTTTTATATTTATTTACAACAAGATTTATGATCAAATTCAGGATTAAATGCGTAGAAGTTTTTACTATCTAATTTATCCTGGACAATTCTGAGGCTTTCTCCAAAACGTTGATAATGAACAATTTCACGTTCGCGAAGGAATCGGATTGGATCACAGACTTCAGGATCTTTGATAAGACGCAAAATATTATCATAGGTAGTACGGGCTTTTTGTTCAGCTGCCATATCTTCGTGCAAATCAGTTATTGGATCTCCTTTAGATTGAAAATAGGTAGCGGTCCAAGGAGCTCCGCTGGCAGCTTGAGGCCAAAGAGCTAATGTGTGATCAACATAATACTTATCAAATCCCGATTCTTTTAACTGTTCTGGAGTTAAATCTCTGGTTAATTGATACACTATAGCACACACGATTTCCATATGGGCCAGTTCTTCCGTTCCAATATCAGTTAATGTGCCTGTTACTTCCTTATACGGCATCGTATATCTTTGAGACAAATATCTCATAGATGCAGCCAACTCTCCATCTGGACCACCGAATTTCAATAACGTATAAAGTGCCCGCAAACCCAGTAAAATCAAGGGCTTGCGGGCATTCTTAACGACATAGAAAAAAATAAATTTTCAAAGAATCTGACTCTTTATCATAAATAATCTTATCAACGATCTGTTTCAGAGCTTCGTTCTTCTGAACGTATGTATAACTATCTGAGACAAGAATATCATAGACGCTTCGGACTTTCAATAGCATATCGCCGGTCGGATCCTGATCCGGTTCCGGATTTTGTCCTTCCAGTTCTTTTAATTGTTCTTCCAAATTATCCCGTTCTTTTTGAAGAATTGCTTTATTGCTTTTATATTCCTCTAGAGTGTCGATTCCTTCCCTGTAGGAAGCCTTTATTCGTTCCTCTTTGCTTGCTAAACTTTTTAAGCGATCTCTTATAATACTTCGTTCTTCAACGGCTTCTGTGGGCTGATAATCGTGTAATTCATAGGAAATATTTCCGGTATCCAGGACCTCTTTGATACTGGCTAAAACTTCCGGTTCCAACACCAATGAACTTACACCGTGAGCTTTATCACATTGTCCGTGAGCATATCCATAGCAAGAGAAGTAGGCGTACTTTTCGCCATTGACTCTTTTTTGAGTGCAGGCAGATAATGTCTTTCCGCAAGCAGGGCATTTCATGAGTCCGGAAAGCCAGTGCTTATATGTAGAGGATGGACGTTCTCGCCGTCGGGATGGTCGGCGGGTTGCTTTAAGCCGTTCCTGTGTGGCATCGAATAATTCCTGCGAAATGATAGCGGGGTGCTGCCCCTGGCTTACAATCCATTCATCCTTATTTTTGATACTGTGTGTTGCGTTTTCCGTCTTATTCCAATGGATCATTCCACAATAGGTGGGATTCTTCAGCATGTATTCGACCGTGCGCCGTTCGAAGAGATTTCCACGAATTGTCCGGAATCCCAAGTTGTTCAGATACCGGGCAATGTCAAATACACTTAATTTTTCATTTACATACATGTTAAATACGTGCCGGACGATATCTGCTTTTTCTGGATCAATAACAAGTGTTTTATCAACCGTCTTATAACCAAATGGTGCAGCGCCCTGGAAAGCTCCACGAGCAGCGTTTTCTTTCATGCCGCGGAGAACTTCGCCGGATAACCGGATAGAGTAGTATTCATCCATCCATTCGATGATACGCTCGATCAGGCTGCCGAAAGGATTATCGGAGAGTGGCTCAGATACGCTCACGACATCTACATTATGTTGCTTTTTTAATAGAGATTTATAGACGATAGATTCTTCCTGATTTCTGGCGAACCTGGAAAACTTCCATACCAGGATCTGATCAACCGGATGATCATCACCCTTGGCCAGTCCGATCATCTCTTGAAAGCCGGGACGCTTGTTAGCTTTTCTTCCGGAGATGCCGAGATCCGTGAAGATCTTCAGGATTACGATATTGTTCTTGGCTGCATAGTCCCGAAGGAGGTGCTCCTGGGAGTCCGGAGAGATTTCTTCCTGATCATGAGTGGATACCCGGATGTACTACTTAAGTAAAGAGTTCGTAATTAAAGAAGCGATAACAGCAGCGACAATAGAAATAAATAATTGCCAGACCTTAGTATCGTAAAATTGTTTCCGTTTCCATGTACGGTAACGCCGGTAATTGTCAGTAAGGTAATAGACACAAGGTTGCGGGTGCTCGTTCTTTAATGTGTCTGTAAATTTGTAAGGGGAATAGATGAACTTGTATACATGTATGTCCGATTTGCAAAGGGCTGGACGATAAGCATTTCAAGGTAGATGATATGATGCCGGGAGAGAATGCTCCACCAATGCATCCGAACTGTCATTGCAGCACAGCCGCATATATGGATAATGAGGTTTATGAGGAATGGATAAACAGCTATCAGGAACACGGATTGAATTTCGAAGATTGGCAGTCTTCTATGAAATCTGAAAAATTGGTTGATAAATTAAGCAAATATGAAAAAGATTTCGAAAAACTGACAGAAGGATATTCTTATGATGAGTTTGTAAATGATTTTGGTAGTGTAGAAGAAGGTTTTGATGGTTCTGATGCTAATGAAATAAAGAAAGCAAAAGAAATTGCTGAAAAAATTGAGAAAATAAGGAAGAAACTTAATGATAAAGAAAAAAAGAATTATAAATCCAATGCCAAAGAAGATCCGATTGCGAAATTCGAATCATGTGGCATAAAGTTTAGAAACAATTCATCGACTGAGCTACCAGAGGAAATCATAAACAAATATGCGGACTTTGTTTCGGATTTTGAAGCCAAGCACGCAAGCTATTTTAATAAAAATAAAGTGCAACTAAATTCGATATCTGTCGTTGATGATTTAAAAGAAAATGGAAAAACGGCAGCAGGTGCGTATTATAGTAAATCAAGATCAATCAAACTTATGAAGAAATCTATTGAATCCAAACCAACATCGAAACTGATAACATATTCAAAATCGGATGACTATAAAATACATTTCTTTGCACATGAGTATGGCCACTATATAGCAGATAGCTTGAATAAAAACTTTTCAGTGGAGGATTATGATATTGTCCAAAGTAGTTTACTTAGGTATTTTGATGGAGACATATTTAAAGCAAAAACAAGTAATCTGGTAGACGTTTTGGGATCATATGGAAGTAAAGATGCACGTGAAGCATTTGCAGAAGCATTTGCAGAGGCTTATACATGTAAGAACCCAAGAAAATTTGCAAAAATATTTAAAGAAGAGTTGGAAAAGACGTTAAAACGTAGCAGTTCCACCGGAAGACATCAGAGCTCTATTGCAAAAGGTAAAGGAAATGATATAATAAATTCAGGAGCTGTGAAAGGAGCTCTTACAGATAAGAATGATCCATTATATGTTAAAAGAGATGCACACGCTATTAAATATTATGAATCCGTGAGACGTAGCAAAAAGAACAATATGGTCAAGACCATTGCGAATAATACGGGAATGTCGGAAAAGAGCATTAACAAGGTATATGATCACGTATTTATAAAAGAACATGAACTATACGGTGGAAGGCGAAGATTTGATCCAGATTATGATATGGCGGAATCGTTCAGAAGATTGCGTGAAGGAAAGAACATCCAAGAGCATGATTTGATAATGCTGAAGCATGAACGGTTGGAATACGAGTTGATGAATAAAAAACATATGAGTTATCAGGAAGCACACCGTTTGGCAGAGAAAAAATATAATTATCAAAAAGCTTTAAAGGAGTTCAAAAATAAAAATAATTTGTAGAAGGGAAGTGGACAGATGTTGCGACTTGAATTGATTGAAATTACAGAAGCGGATGTAAAATACAGATATTATCCGGAAGATTCAAAAGAATACGGTATTGTTATTTTTAGAAAAACAACAAGGGAAAGAGATATTGAAGAAAAAGCGGACGGATATGATACGAGCTATGCAGCACATGCGTTGAGACGTCTGGAAGAATATTGCGAAAAGAACACTTTCCCGAAAGAAGATATTGTAGCTTGGGGTTAAATACCACTGATCATATTGATTGGTGGTATTTTTATACTCATTTTAGCACAAGGAGGTGACAGGATTGCAAGATATGAATGTTAGTATTATGGGGACATGTTACGATATTCGTTTTGTAGACGATTATCCGGAGCGATTGAAAGGCGTGGGAGAATATGCAGATGGTTTGTTTAATCGATGTAATAGAGAAATTTATATTCTGAAAAACAAGGATAAAGATTTCACGGATGAAGGAAGAAAACGACATATGAACCGTGTGCTGAGACATGAAATTATACATGCATATTTGGAAGAGAGCGGCTTATCTGCAAACTCGAATATGATATCCGCTTGGGCGCAAAATGAAGAAATGGTGGATTGGTTAGCAATTCAATCATCGAAAATCTTTGCCACGTTTCAGGAGGTGGGATGCCTTGATTGAAGTAACTGTCCGCAAGGATGAAATAAAGATATCCGGGCATGCAAATTATGCTGTTTCCGGATCAGATATCGTCTGTGCCGGTGTAACAGCACTTGCACTAACACTGATCAAGTCCGTAAAGGACCTGACAGAAGATAAAATTGAATATGAGATATCTCCCGGAAGGGTGGATATAAAGCATAGGGATCTATCGGAGAAGTCAAAAACTCTGGTGGATTCCTTTTTCATTGGGATTTGCATGATCGCCGATGAGTTTCCGGAGTATGTCCGGATCATGTAACTTAATGTGACCGGGATGTCGTTAAACTACACATTCAAGATGCAACGACCTGGGCTTAAATGAATGGGGCGGGGCGGAAAGGATAGATAAGATGAAACACATGAATAATCACTGGAGAATTCCAATGAGCAACCTGCAGTTATTTACAGAGCCTGGAGGAGACGGCGGCGGATCCGGAGAAGGAAACGGTGCTGGAGCTGGAGCAGATCCTGAAAATAACGGTAACACAACAATGTCATTTGATGATTTCCTGAAGTTGGAAGGCAATCAGTCAGAGTTCGACCGACGTGTCCAGAAGGCTGTTAATACGGCTGTGACAAATGCACAGACCAAATGGAAGACGCTGACAGACGATAAAGTGTCAGAGGCTGAAAAGCTTGCTCAGATGACCAACGAGGAAAAAGCAAACTACAGGGCGAAGAAAGCGGAGGATGCTCTAAAAGAAATGCAGAGAGGAACGGTATCTGGTATCTTAGCAGATATCAAAAACATCTGCAGGTCTATCGAACATACAGCGCACTATGCCTGGAATATGCAGAGACCGACACAAAGAATTACGCCGGATAATACAACGAAACAGCCGCTTCTTATGGGAATTTTGGAAGTGGGATATAAATTTAGTTAGGAGATGACAATAGTGAAGAACGGAAAGTTATTTGGACTGCAGTTATTTGCAGAAGCAGTAGCAGGAAAAAAGATCGTATATCTGTACCGTATTCTGAGTACAGAGAAAGATCATGATGCAACAGCACTTGCATTTACGACAGAAAATGAACGTACAAAGTCGAAGGACGCTGATTCGACAGTGACAAAAGACGGCACAGTACGTACACCGGGAGCAGCAGAAGGAGAAATCACAGCATCAAGCCTTTTAAAAAAAGGAGATAAGTTCATCGATGAGCTGGAAGCAGCACTCGATGATGACGAAAAGATGGAGATCTGGGAAGTAAACTTAGCAGAGCCGCAGGCGAGCTCGAGCAATAAGTTTAAGGCAAAATACTTCCAGGGATATCTTACAGAAATTGATAAGACATCCAATGCAGAGGATAATGTAGAGTTATCATTGACATTTGGACTGGAAGGAAAAGGCGTAGATGGTTACGCAACAGTTACTGCAGAACAGCAGGAAGTAGCAGCATATGTATTTGCAGACACTCAGAAGACAGGAGCTTAAGAGGGCGAGAAGAATCGTCCTCTTTTTGATGTGCGACATCGCACAGAAGGGAGATAAAACAATATGATGGAACTTACTATTGATGGAACAGTATATCAGTTTAAATTCGGGATGGGATTCTTAAGAGAAGCAAATAAGCTTACCGTAGTTCCGGTTCAGGGAATGCAGGGAACCACAAAAGAAATAGGAGCAAGGTATCTGATCGCTAGTGTTGTGGTTGATCAGGAACCGAATGCACTGGTAGATCTGTTAGATTTGGCGAATAAGGGAGAGAATCCAAGAGTAACAAAGGCAATGTTAGATTCTTACATTGATTCGGAAGAAGTAGACATCGATGAGCTCATGGAGAAAACAAAAGATTTTTTATCGAAAACAAATGCTACCAAGAAAGCAGTGAAAGAGATCTTGAAAGAGTACGAGGAACAGATGGCGAAGAAACGGCAAGCTCAGGAGCAGTAGAAGAGGAAGACCTATATACAACCGTAGCAAGGAATTGCTTCCGGTATTTTGGCTTCACGTCATTTAAACAGGTGGATCAGCTGACATTGGCGGAATATGAACTTATGATGGAGGCTTTGGAGCTTCGGATGCTTGACGAGAGTTTACACGAACATCGTCAGGCATTTTTGAATTTTGCGGTAAAGGCAGAAAAGAAAGTCGGTAAAGGCAAGACCAAACCAGTTTACAAGAGATTCCGGCAGTTCTTTGATTTTGATAAAGAATTGAAAAAAATGAAGAATCGAAGGAAACCATCCAGGTTTGCTGGAATAACCAAACTGCTGGATAGAGAGGAGTGAGAGGATGGCAGAATCGTATAGTGTAAAAGCAATATTATCAGCGCAGGACAAAAACTTTTCATCCATTATGAAATCATGCCAGGGATATGCAAATAATCTGAAAACTACTCTCACCGGCGGTCTTGGATTCGGTGCAATGGCTGCAATCGGTGGAAAGGCGATGTCGCTGGTGACAAATTCAGTCAGTGATTTGTCGAAAGAGACGATAGAAACATCGGATTCCATGTATAAGTTGCAGGCAGCTATGAGATTTTCCGGGTATTCCGAAGCGGAAATACAGAGAATAGCCGGCGCCACAGGTACATTAAAAACATATGCAGATAAAACAGTATTCTCCCTGCAGGATGTTATGAGTACATTCGGCTCACTTTCGGCAAATGGAATAAAAGACGCAGACAAGTTGACGGAAGCAGTCGGTAATGCAGTTGCTGTATTTGGCGGAGGTGCAAGGGAATATTCCTCGGTAGCACTTGCATTTTCACAGGCAATGTCGGCAGGAGCTTTGCATGCGCAGGATTGGAACCAGATCATTAATGCCAGTCCGCAGCTTGCTGGAGGCTTGCGGAAAGAGTTGATTAAGCTGAATCCAACATTAGGGAACGACTTCAAAGGAGCAATGGAAAAGGGTGCAATTACCGCAGACATGCTCGGACAGGCTATCAATAACATTGGTATGACTGACATGGCGAAAGAAGCAGCTACATCCGTAACCACATTTGAAGGCGCTATGGGCAACTTGGAGGCATCTGCAGTAAGCGGAATGATGAAGCTTTATGATACGTTCGCAAAGCCTAAAGTGATTGATGCAATCAATGGGATGACCGGTAAGGTGGAGGCAGGATTTGATAAATTGTCCGTTGGAATTCCAAAAGCAATTGAACTTATATCTCCATACTGGAACGTGCTGAAAACGGATGCAAAAGAGGTAGGGACAGCCTTTGGAGAGGCAGCTGGTGCGATTATTGACGAAGTACAGGAACTTACCGGAGCATTTGGAAAAAAGGAAAGTGTGGATAATTTCTCTGAAAGCATGGAAACAGCAACAGGTGCATTGACTACATTTGCGGATTTTCTAAAAGATCATGATAAAGAAGTGGCAAAAGCAATTACGCTGTTACCGAAATTATATGTTGCTTTTAAAGGCTTTAAAATAGTCAGTGCAATCGCCCCTGGTGTCAAAACTTTTGCGGGCGCAATTGTAAGTATGACAGGAAAAGGAATAGCAACACTGGCAGGTAAATTATTCGGTGTGGCAGCGGGTGAAAAAGCGGTAGGCACTGCAAGCAAAGAATCGTCAGGGACTATCGTAGAATCAGCAAAAGCATTTGTAGCAATTGGCGCAGGAGTAGCATTGATTGCGGCCGGATTTTCCCTTTTGGCATATTCGGCCGTGCAAATCGCACAAGCCGGACCACTGGCAGCAGGGGTGCTGATCGGCATGACGGTTGCAGTGGCAGGCTTAATGGTTGTTGCCAAAAATGTGGCTCCTGCTATGACGGCCGGAGCAACCGGATTCATTGCCTTTGGTGCAGCTGTCCTGATAGCGGCAGCGGGGATTGCTATATTATCACTGGCGGCTGTTAATCTGGCGAATGCGGGACCGCTTGCTATAGGCTGTATGGTTGGTATGGTTGTGGCAATTGCCGGACTTGCCCTTGGCGCAGCAGCACTTGGACCGGCATTGACAGCCGGAGCGGTAGGTCTCGTTGCCTTTGGTGTAGCTATATTATTGGTTTCAACTGGAGCGCTGCTGGCAAGCGTTGGGCTTGCCATAGTAGCAGGTGTGCTTCCGACCATTGTGCAATATGGAATTCAGGGAGCGGCTTGCATCGCAACCCTCGGAGCAGGCATGATCGTATTTGGCGCTGGGGCTGCAGTAGCCGGAGCGGGATGCATTGTCCTTGGTGCCGGACTTGTAGTGGTAGGTGCCGGACTTACGGTGGTAGGTGCAGCTGTCCTGATTGCGGCAGCGGGTGTGTTGCTTCTGGCAGCAGGCACACTGGCCCTTGGTGCCGGTCTTACAGTAGCTGGGGCAGGACTTCTGTTGATGGGAGCTGCATTCCCTGCCGTATCATCCGGAGCTTTAGCAACGGTAGGAGCACTGACAGCCTTAACAGCATTATCATTAGGTCTTGCGGCCGGAATGGGCGCATCGGCTGTTGTAGTGGTAGCATTTGGAGCTGCTATGGCAGGCGGCGCAGTTGGCACCCTTGCAATGGTGGTAGCATTAAAGTCTGTCAATTCAAGCATGAAATCCATAGCCGGTAATGCCAAAAGCGCCCAAAGCTCGCTCACGAGTATGCGAGCCAGTGTGAATGTGGTAAATTCCGGACTGGATGCGTTGGGAAGTAGAGCAAAGTCGGCAGTTAATACATTGGTAAGACAATTTTCAAACGCAGAAGGAAAAGCAAGGAGTTCCGGGAACGCTGTTGGAAATAACTTCAATAACGGAGTCTGCAATGGAATGAACAGAGCGGTATCCACAGCAAGATCTATGTCTACATCCACAGTGTCAGCAATGCGATCAGCCGGATCCGGTTCGTACAGTTGCGGTGTTTATATAGGAGCTGGCCTTGCAAATGGTATGGCAAGTCAGATTGGACGTGTAAGATCTGTCGCAGCGCAGTTGGCGGCTGCAGCAGAGGCGGCAATCCGGGCGAAGGCGCAGATTCATAGTCCGTCAAAAGTAGCAGATAAGCTTGGAGGTTATTTCGGTGAAGGATGGGTAAATGGAATTTCTGATAGGGTCACAGATGCGAAAAAGGCAGCATGGAAACTGGTAGACATTCCGGATTTAGTTCCTGTTCCGGAAATTGGAGCTGGATTAAGAATTGGCATCGAAGATCTGAATGATGATTATGACTACACCAGAAACGAAATCTATACCATTTACGTCCCTGTTGAAGTAGATGGACGGCAGGTGGCAAAGGCAACGGCGAAATACACCAAAGAAGAAATTGAACAGCAGCAGAAAAGAGATCTTCGAAAGAAAGGCATGAGATAAGGAGGGCAGATATGTATAAATTTGTAGACACTACAGAGAGACAGGAAGAGCAGATACTGCCTTCCGAAGCTCTTAACTTTAACGGAGTCTATTTTGAAAATGTAATTCCCGGATATCGGACACTGTATGTGTCCGGCCGGGAAATGATCGAAACAGAAATAACAGATCTATCTACAGAGATCATGGATGGCTCCAGATATCGAAGAAAGCGATATAAGCCGAGGACCATCACTGTCGGGTACCAACTGATTGCCAAGAGCAACGCAGAATTCCGGAATGCGTATAACAAATTGAATTCATTACTTGATGTGGCAGAAGCGAAGCTGATCTTCCTGGATGAACCGGATAAGTATTATGTCGGAACAAAGGTGAATGCCGGTGATGTGCCGCATGGCAGGAATGCGATTACTGCAGAAATTGAGTTCTATTGCGCAGATCCGTTTAAGTATTCCGTGGAAGAGTACGAGGTTATACCGACTGCAGATGATGGAACAACATTTGTTGTTGATTACAAGGGAACTTACAAAGCATACCCAACATTTGAAGCGGTAATGGAAAATGGAGAGAACGGATTTATCGGATTCGTTGATCAGGATAAACATATTTTGCAGATTGGAAATATTGAGGAAACAGACGGAGAGAACTACAAAGCGAATGAAACTCTTGCAACGCTACAGGATTTCTTTAATGCACCAGATGATACATCCGGAACAGATTATATGCATCCGCTCTATGGAGCGAAAGGAAAACTTGGAACGACAACTTGGTTTAATAACAAATTCCTATGCTTAAAAGAAGCAGGGACGCAGGTTGGCGGTGCGAATGGAGGTCTCAGGACAGTTATCTTACCGGCAGATTCCAATGGAGATAAAAGTGGATGTAAAAATTTCTACGCATATTTCCATATCTTGTTTTATGCAGGATTGATGGGGCAGACCGGAGAAATGTGTATCAATTTTCTCACGGAGGATAATAAGCTGATTTGCGGCGTGAACTGGTATAAGACAGATATGTCAGGAAATACAGGACGCTATGAGCTGGTATGCTATAACCCGAACAAAAAAGATACGGATCACCAAGCAGGAAAAGTGCTGAGAGAGTATGGCTACACGACCAGCCATTTACACACGCAAAACCCCTGGTATTGGGATTGGGGACATTGCGATATCCGGAAAGAAGGAAGTAAGCTTACATTCTTCTACTGGGGTGGGTACCCAAGCTTTACGGTACCGGAGATCGAGGACATGAAATGCACCAAAATACAGATAGCAATCAAGCAATGGGGAACTAGATCCGGAAGCAGGTATCTGACATATAACGGAATCAATAATTTTTGGTTCCAAAAACTTCGTGTAGACAAATGGAGAGACGTGCCGAATAAATTCGCCCGAACCAGCAGAGTTATTGCTGACTGCAAAGAAGCATCGGTAACTATGAATGGATTGCCGAAACCGGAGCTGGGAGCCCTTGGTAACGACTGGGAAACATTTTGTCTGAAGCCAGGAGTTAATCAGGTTCAATGTTTGTGCTCCAGCTGGGCGAAGAAACCGACGTTTAGAATGAAGTACAGGGAGGTGTTCTTGTGATCATATATTTTGCTGACAGGGCAATGAATATTTTAGGATCAGCATCCACGGGATTACCAAAAGGGCTGATGATCACAAATGATAAAAAGACAGAAGAAATATCAGAAGGTGTAGCAATCTTCGAATGTAATCTGGATTACGATTTCGCAAATTCGAATAAGGACGAAAAACAGGAAGTCGATGTGAAGAAGCTTGCAGCAGTCGGGAATTTCATCTTAAAACAGAGCGCAGACGACGGTAAGGCAGAAGTTTATACGATTATTGATTCGACGATAGATCCGATTCAAAAGGATGCATCCATCTATGCTGAAGATGCGGGACTGGACCTGCTGAACGAAGTGGTTGGAACATACACTGCAGACAAAGCATATAGCATTGATCATTATATTAATAAATTTGCATATGATTCCGGATTCGAAATCGGGATCAACGAAGTAAGCAATCTTACAAGAAAGTTATCCTGGGACGGTGAAGCTACAGCTACGGAAAGGCTATTGAGCGTAGCTACGCAGTTTGATAATGCTGAGATTGAATTCTGCTTCAAAGTCGAGAATATGGCTGTGACTGGAAAATACATCAATGTGTACAAGAAGAGGGGGAACGATTCGGGCGTTACTTTGACCATTGGTAAAGAGGTTAGTGGATTTCGAATCAAGAGTTCTATCGCAGATCTTGCAACAGCATACCGCTGTACCGGCGGAACACCGGAAGGATCAGAAAATCCGATTACACTTGATGGGTATAAATATGATGATGGTGATTTTCATGTATCCGGGAACTATGTGATGTCCAGAAAAGCACTGGAAAAGTGGAGCCGGTATCAGATTAAGACGGAAAAGAAAGAGAATAATGTTGGCCATATTGTTAAAACCTTTTCGTATGACACAACTTCAAAGTCGGAGTTGTGCAATCGTGCCGTGTCCAGTCTTAAGAAGGTATGTGATGAAGCTGTTACCTACGAGGTAGAGTTGTTATATCTTCCGGATGGGGTAAAGGTAGGTGATACGGTATCCATTGTTGATGATGACGATAATACATATCTTACTGCAAGGCTGTTGAAATTAGAGACTTCTGAATCGAACGATACGAAAGAAGCAGAGCTGGGTGACTATGTAAGACAGGAAAGCGGAATTGATGAAAAAGTCATTGAGCTGGCAGAGCGATTTGAGAAGATCGCTAAGAATCGTAATTTTTATACGTGGACAGCCTTTGCAGATGATGAAAATGGAACGGGAATTTCTGCCAATGCTTACGGAAAAGATTATCTCGGAATCGCTACGAACCGGCTTACGAAAGAAGCTGATCTTTCTGATCCGATGCAGTACACATGGGTAAAGATAAAAGGCGAGCAGGGCATTCCGGGAACAGCGGGTAAAGATGGTAAAACAACATATTTCCATATGAAATATTCGGCGGTACCGAACCCGACATCATACAGTGACATGACGGAAACGCCAAACAAATATATTGGAACCTATGTAGATTATGAACTGGATGACAGTACAGATCCATCGAAATATACGTGGGGAAAATTCCAGGGCGACAATGGCGAAGATGGTGCAGATGGAATTCCAGGGAAAAATGGAGAGAACGGCGAGACGAGTTATGTGCATTTCGCTTATGCGACCAGTGCGGATGGAAAAACTGGATTTTCGACAACAGATACTGTCGGGAAAACATACATGGGACAGTATGCAGATTTTGAAAAAGCTGATTCTGAAGATCCGACAAAGTACCGGTGGGGAAAATTTCAGGGTCCAAAAGGAAAAGATGGCGTGGATGGTGAGAAAGGTGAGCCGGGAGAAGATGGAATATCTCCAACTGTAGACATCACAAAATCCGGAAATGTGACGACAATCAGCATCACAGATAGAACCGGGGATCATGTAGAAACTGTAAAAGACGGTGAAAACGGAACGCCTGGGAAAGATGCCATATTGATATCAGAGACAGCGCCGGAAAAACCGGAGATCGATCAACTATGGCAGACTGCATCAGGCGAGCCTATAAAGCGTTGGACTGGATCGCAATGGGTAGTGCATTATCTGTCGGTAGAAAATCTTGATGTAGAGGTATTAAGTGCAATTGCAGCAAATTTAGGCACAGTGATAGCAGGCATCATAAAAAATAAAGAAGGTACCGTTAATTTTGATGTTGAAAAAGGCATAATCGATACATACAACGATACCAATGGATCATCGTCAAGTTACGGAGCCGGATCTACATGCTACATGGGAAAGGACCCAGCCGGAAATGCGGCACAGTTGGCTGTTAATTATTATCAGCTGGTCTATGGAGATAGAGCTGCTGGAACAAAAACATCACTGACTCCGATGAACGGAGACTGGTGGGTTGGAGCAGGGGATCCGTGGAATGGAGACAACGATACAGTCTTACCGATCTATGCATCTCTGAATCATCTGATTCAGAAGACAACTGGCATGATCGCCGGTTCGAAAGTAGTCCAGATTGCAAATGGGAAAGATTCAGTGGCATTATTCACTGCAGCCGAAGTTGCAACATTGCTCGGAATACCTGATGGTGGTTCAGTGAATGCGACCGTAACTATATCTAACGGTGATGGAGCTGCATATGGAATTCATGTGGAAGGCTGTACGTATCAAAATAATATTTGGTACGCATGTTTCGCCGGACGCAATAATTCAGGAAACTCACTGCCGGTGCGTATTAACTATATCATTATGGCTATATAAGGAGTTGTTTGTATGAGACGATTAGAATTTATAGTACACGGACAGAGAATTGAAAAATCCAGCACATGTTCATTTGCCGGCTTGGTGAAGGGAAGTGAAGGATATCTGAAAGCATCCTTTTCTTTTGATGAGGATTGGGATGGATGCGCAAAAATCGTAAAATTCCGGGATGAATTTGGTTGCGTGAAAGAATCCGCACCGGTATACGAAATCAACGGCAAGAATGTATGCGACATACCAAACGAAATTCTTACTTATGCGCGGATATACATATCTGTAATCGGTCAGAAGAAAAATTATAAAATAACTACGAATGAAGTGGAGGTATTACAGAAATGACAGAACAGGAAGCTTTAATGCTGGCGCAGGCAGGCATAGATGGATCTGGAACATTGCTCATTGATGCAGATACGAGATCAATATATATTCCTGAGTCAGAAAAATTCTTTGGAGTTGAATCTGATCAAAATGTCGAGAGAAAAAAGTTCAAGTGTCCTAAAATCGTGGGTGACAATATAGACTTATCAACGCTGCATCTGTATATCAATTACCAGAATGGCAATGGAAACAAAGACTCTTACATGATTCAGGATATGGCAGTAAGCGGTGATTACATAACGTTTTCGTGGGTGCTGAGTCGAAATGTAGCAGCATACAAGGGAACTGTCAGGTTTATTTTTTGTGCAAAGAAAGCCGATAGCTCCGGAAATCTTGTGAACGAATGGAATACTACCGTAGCTGAAGGTGAGGTTATAGAAGGGCTGGAGGCAACTACTACGGTTGCTGATAATAACCCGGATATAATTGAACAGATGCTGAAACTGCTGAAAAATGTCTCTGATGAGCCGGTATTCACAGAAGCAAGAACGCGGGAAAATGTAACAAACGGGGACAAAGTGCCTGTATTGTGGGGAAAAGTTAAAAAGTGGTTTGCAGATCTTGGCACTGCAGCATTCTGCAAAGTGGTGAATAATCTCACAACTGCCGTAGATGGAGGCGTGCTTGATGCCCGACAAGGAAAAGAACTTAATGATGCGCTTGCAAAATTAAACAAATTGATGGGAAGTGCGGATATATCCGACATTGGAAACGGCACAGTTACGGGTGCTCTTCTTACATTAAATAGCAAGGCGAAATCTGGTATAATTTACAGTTCTCCGGTAACTTTTAAACTTTCGAATAGTAGTATATACATATTAATATGCGCACATAGTAGTGGAAAACCTGTAATTTCTGTATTTACGACTTACGATAATAAAATTTTACACACACAATTATCAGAACCATCTTTTGCCAAAATAGAAGTTAGTGGAATGAACGTAATTGTTACAGCACAATACACGCACATCTATAGCCTTGTGAAAGTATCTTAAATAGCAAGGCGAAAAGCAGTTTAATTAGAGGTTTTTATACTGGTTCTGATCCACAAAAACTTATATTACAACCATTTAGCACGTACATTTTAACTTTTGCCAATGTTAGTAGTTCAAATATATCGAGTGAATGTGAAGTTGCGATGATTGTGACAGGAAATACTTCGGCAAATACATCAAAAATAACATGGGTGACGCAATTCGTTGCGTACATGCACAGCGCGTTTTTCTTTGATACAGACAATAAACTTTCTTTTAATATAGACCCAAAAACAGTTAATGCCTGGCTTGTTATATCATTGACAAGACTATAAAATAGCAAGGCTCAGACGATGGTAAATGAGAAATTTTACTCTCAATACACTGACTTCCGAGACATTGAAGACGGTATATATTCTTTCAATATGA